CCACCCCAGAACCCTATACCCCCCTTATGGTGTAGAATATTCGCTAGAACCCTCACAACCCCACCCATAGTATCCATACAACCCTCACAACACAACATGTTGTGTCCAGCCCTCATACCCTACAACCGTTACACCCCTGCATCCCACACAATCGGACCCTTACAATCCATACAATCGTTGCGACATGTACGTATGAGTGTAGGTGGCAGGGGTTGTGACGATTGTAGGGTGCCTGGTTGTGCGGGTTGTATGGATTGTGGAGGGTGGGAGGGTCAGATTGTAGCGGTTGTGACGGTTGTGACGACTATGCCTGCCGCGCCCTTTCGTCACTGCACGCACCCACAACCCCAGCCACTGACGCGTCAAAACCCCGGCCGCCCGCACCACCGTCACAAGCCATAAGTCCTGCATTTTCAAGGGTTTACGGAGTATCCCCCAGTCAAAGCGACACGCGGGTGTCCTCGACTGTCGAGGCCCTGTTATAACCCCCACTTATGGGGGATTCCAAGGCCGCGGGAGTGTGGCAACAAGTTGTCACGCCGCGTGACTAATGAGCAGCATGACGACTCCGACGAGGGCCAGCACCGGGATCAGGACCGGGTGCCACGCTCCGATGATGAACAGCGGTGCGAACAGGGCCGAGCCGAGGAGGGTCCGAAACACTTCGCCAACAACGTCGTCCTGGGCCACGCGAGACTTGGATCGTTTGGTTTTCATACCTCAAGTATACCACAGGGAGGGTCAAAGTCAAGGAAAACGGACAAAATTTCCATTTTCCATGCACAAACCCCCCAAATTTGCGGTACAATAATAGTAGACGAAACGATTATATCGAAAGGAGCGATTATGACACCGGACGACCCAGGCCGCTGCCAACACGTGAACAGCCTAGGACAATGCCGCCGCCCGGCTATCGAAGGGGGCGAGAAGTGTGCCGAGCACACCCGCAACCAAGCCCAGAAGCTCCGCTCCTACCTCATTACGACCAGTTACCTGGACAAATCCGCTGATCGGCACGTCGGTTCCGACGAACTGAAGTCTCTGCGAGAAGAGATCGCTCTGACCAGAGCCTTGGTAGAGAAGCGACTCAACATGATCGACAGTGACGTGGATTTCCTGTCGGCCATGCCGTCGGTCCAGGTCGCCATGAACACCATCGAGAAGCTCGTCACCAGCTGCCACAACATGGAAGTCAAGCTGGGCAACCTGCTCAATAAGTCAGCTCTCCTGGGCGTGGCCCAGCAGATCATCGAAATCATTTCCACTGAGCTGGAAGGCATCCCGAACCGGAACGAGATCATCGACCGGGTGGCCGACAAGATCGTGGAAGCAGTAGCAAAGGCAGAAAATGAGCAAACCAGTCGTTAAATCACGTACCATGTGGGTCAACATGATTACGGTCGCCGTCGGACTCTGCGGATTCCTGGCTGGTAACGAAGTCATCATGGAGTATCCACACGCCATTGCGGCCTTGATCGTCGCGCAGGGGCTTCTCAACATCACCCTGCGTTTCCTCACTACAACCCCGGTGGGCAAATGCGAGTAATCAATATGAGTTTCGGTGATGCACTCACACTGCTGAAGTACAACGAGCGAGTCTGCCGCAGGGGGTGGAACAACATGGGTTGGCTCGCCCTGCAAGTGCCAGACGTACACAGTAAGATGACACAGCCGTACATTTACCTGAAGATGGCCGACAACCAGCTCGTCCCGTGGGTGCCAAGCCAAACTGACATTCTGGCAATGGACTGGGAGACACTCCATGCCTAATCCGTTGTACGTCCAACGCATGCAAGAAGAACACGACCAGCTCTGCGACAGGGTTGGTAAACTCAAGATTTTCCTCTCCACACCCACCTTTCAGGGCCTCGACGACGAACGTAAACGCCTTCTCAGGATGCAATATACCCTTATGCTAGGGTACCTGAGCGTCCTGGCCGACAGAATCAACCTGGAGCTACAATGAAACGCCTCACACTCGCACTCATTCTTCTGTTTGCGACAATCAGTGTCGCAGCGAACACGCCGCCGACGGCCATTACTCCTCCTGGGGTGCAAGTGGTTCCACAACCCTCGACGCCTGCTGGTCCAAGCCAGAATGTGGCCAAAATCGTCATCACGCCGCCACAAAGTGCCAAGATCGGCGAGCTTATCCGCCTGGACGCGAGCGCTTCGAGTGCTTCGTCCTTCAAATGGGTCGCTCCGACGCCCGATTTCGAGGCCATTGACGGTGGGCGCAAGGCTGTTTTTTCAGCCCGTAGTCCTGGGGTGTACACGTTCACATTAGCCGTGGCCCTTGACGGTACAGTTGACGTTGTGACGTTTGCGATCAAGGTCGAAGGCCCCTTACAGCCGCCGCAGACCGACAGTATGGAGGAGTGGGTGTCGTTTTGGAAGGCTGAAATGAGCCTCCCTAAGGACAAACTGGAAGCCCTGGCCATTAGTTTTGACAAAGTTGCACTTCAGGCCACTACCTTGGCGAAGCCCAGCGAAATTATCAAAGCCACAGCACAAGCAAACAGAGATGCCCTCGGTGCGGATATCGACCAGTTTGTACCTCTGTTGCAGAAGATCCAAACAGCATTGCAAAAGATGGCACAGGGCGGGCAGTTAAGCACACCAGAGCAGCATGCTGTAGTCTGGCAAGAAATCGCACGCGGCTTACGCAAATGAAAACATGCACTAAGTGCGGAGAATCCAAACTCGAAAGCGAGTTTGGATTCACAAAAGGCGGTAAAGATGGCCTTAGAAGCCGCTGCAAATCTTGCACAGCTAAGCAATCACGTGAATGGCAAGCCAGAAATCAAGATCGAGTAAAGGAAACTCGCAGAAAGCGTAACAGCAACAATCGAGAAAAGAACAACATTTCTCGCAGATTGTGGCATCTGAACAATCCTGACAAGGATCATGCAAGTAAGATACGAAGGCAGTTTGGTGTTGATTACTCAACGCTTTTACAAGATCAACAAGGGCGGTGTGCTATATGTGGCACAGACAGCCCCGGCGGCAGAGGTAGATTTCATGTAGACCACTGTCACAAAACCGGCAAGGTAAGAGGGTTGCTTTGCCACTGTTGCAATTTGATGCTCGGGCACTCAAAAGACAACCCAGAAACCTTGGCGAGAGCAATCGCCTATTTGACAACGTAAGGATTACCGCAATGGACCGCCGCGACATGCTGAAGATGGTGTTGGGTGCTGGATTCGCCTCTCTGTTACCGCGAGTGGCACACGCTGCGCCCATGAACGGGCGCTACTTCGGCTGGGACGAAGCGGCAAGCAAGTTGTCCATTGAGAAGTTCATCGAGACTCACAAGTACCCGTTCCTCTCGCAGCAAGACCAAGCGATTCGCGGGACGGGTGAAGGCAAGCTCGCCTTGCTGTGGAAAGCCTTCGAGAAGGTCACTGGAAGCCAGTACGTGCCACACGATCAACAGATCGGTGATTGTGTAAGCCACGGCTTCGGACTCGGTGTTGACTTCCGTACAGCCCTGCAAATCGAAATGGGCAAGCCTGAGAAATGGGTTGCCAAAGCCGCCACGGAGATTCTCTACGGCGGCGGGCGGGTCGAATCGGCCAAACTGCCCAAGAATGAACGACGTAGTGACGGCAGCACTGGCCACTGGCAAGCTGATTTTTTGACTCGGTGGGGTGTTTTGCTTCGGCAGGAATACCCAGGCGGGCACGATTTTCGAGAATACAGCGGCAAGCGAGCCAAGGAAATTGGTTACAACGGAGTGCCCAACGAGCTTGAACCCTTGTGCAAATTACACCCGGTCAAGACGTGCGCGCTCGTTCGCAATTATCCAGAGTTCCGAGACGCTGTGTCGAACGCCTATCCGGTGGCGATTTGCAGCAACGTCGGCTTCGGTGACAGCACACCCGAGTGGGTTCGCGACAGTGAAGGTTTCCTTCGCCGGAAGCGAGCACCTTGGTATCATTGCATGTTAGGTGCGGCCGTAGACGACAACCCACGCCGACCGGGCGGGTTGATCTTCAACAGCTGGGGTCCAAAATGGGTCACTGGCCCGACACGGCACGGCCAACCAGCTGGTACGTTTTGGGTTGATGCTGACACACTCGACGCGATGCTGAGACAAGGCGACTCGTTTGCCCTCAGTGATTACGTCGGTTACCCAGGCCTGTCTGTGCCTGATTACGTACTATGGTGAGACAAATGCGAAAGAGAATCCTGAATGTCGCGGCAGCAATCTACATCGCGTGTTCCCTTGTTGTCGCGTGTACGGCTATTACTGACCGCCAAGCGGCTGTGGCAAGCCATCAAGACGAGTGGGCTGACGTGGTCGCGCCTGTGGGAGGCCATGTTACTCTTACTGGCGTGGTTCGGGGAGAAGACACCAAGCTCGTCGTCTGGAGCATCAAAGGATGCGGCGGCTGTATCACCTTCAAGCGAAACCAAGTCCCCAAGCTCGAAGCCGCAGGACTTGCCGTTGAAGTCAGAGACGCTGACACAACCCCTCCTGAAGACGATACTATCACGTCTTACCCGACGATTATCCTCTACGACGGTGACGAAGAACTCGGAAGATGGGTCGGCGACACCAAAGCAGAAGAGATTCTGGCGTTTGTTCCCGAAGATAAAGAACCGGAACTCCCGCCAGACTACAGAATCTGGGACAACATCAAGCGATGGTTGAACTTGTAAAGTATGCTGCCGCGATTGCCGTGGTAGCCACTCTGATAAGTGAAAGTGTGATTCTAGCCCCGGTGCGGGAGCGACTGGCGTGGCGATTGCTATATTGTCCAGTCTGCTTGGGCTTCTGGCTCGGACTCCCCATCGTATTCATCTCTCCTCTCACTTACCTCGCGTCAGTCGGCCTGAGCCACGTGTTCATGCTGATTACGCTCCGAGTCTATTCTGAATTAGATAGACTTAACGAGCCACTGTAGCTCAATCTGGCAGAGCCGCTGATTTGTAATCAGCAGGTTATCGGTTCGATTCCGATTGGTGGCTCCTGAACCACTCTCAGGATAGTATCCTGTGACTACCCCATAAAGGGGTTCTTCTTACAAACAACGAGGTAACACTTATGTCGATTCCTGTCATTATCACCGACGGCGAAAACAACCTTGCGTTCACTGATGGGCAGTTGCCGGTGTACCTCGGTAACGTCACGCTCACCGGCAACGGCGAGATTCCCGTGTCAGCAAACCTTGATGGCGCGACGATCAACGCCACGTTCCCTGAGACGGTGAATGCAGCGATTACCAACAACATCACGGTGAACGATGTTATCAGCACAGTGAACGTCACCGTGCTCAACAACAACGACATACGACCCGCACAAGACTCCGGCGCATTCGACGCTTTTGAGCGTTTGAGAGTCAGTGAACTGATTACACTGTTTCAGTCAACTCTCACATCTGACAATGGAAGTCAGTTCTGGGACGAACTTGAAACCGGAACAGCAAATGGAACAACTTCTACTTGGTCGCAGAACGGCGCATCAGTAGCACTGACAGTGAACGCGAGTGTCAACACGACACGCGTTCGTCAGACCTTCGAGCGATTCCCCTACCAAGCGGGTAAGTCACAGCAGATTCTAATGTCCTTCGTTCCTGGTAGCACTATCAACGGTGTCACCAAGGAAATCGGCTATGGTGATGAGAGCGACGGGTTGTTTTTCCAGACAGTGAACGATGGCGTTGGATTCTGCCGACGCACAACCGCTAATGGAACAACTGTTGACAACTTTGTTGCCCAAGCCGACTGGAACATCGACACGTTAAACGGTGTCGGCGCGAGCGGCTACACATTGGAAGTCACCAAGAGTCAAATCTTGGTAATTGATTTTGAGTGGCTTGGTGTTGGTAGGTGTCGTCTTGGCTTCATCATCGACGGTAAGGTAGTCTATTGCCACGCCTTCAACAACGCTAACAATTTGTCCACTGTGTACATGCGGTCGCCGGTTCTTCCTTTACGATGCAAAGTAAGTGGAAACGGAACACAAGCTTCCGCCAGTACAATAACTGTGTTCTGTTCAGCCGTGTCTACTGAAGGTGCTCAAGAAATCGTCGGGCGACCTCGCTCGGTTTCCACTGGCACACCTGACATTACACCTACTGCCAACTGGACAATCTTGAAGGCGGTGCGTATCAGCACGACAGGTAAGAGTGTGCATATCAGAGACATAGAGGCTGACGTGGTTTGCACTGACTTAGCCGCCACCGCAGAGTATTGCTTGATGCTACAACCTACGGTGGCTGGTGGATCACTCACTTGGGCAGCCGTCGCCGGTTCACAGATGGAGCAAGCTACAGGTAATGCTGCTTTGTATGCGTCTGCTGGTACTGTTCTGCACACAGGATATGTTGGAGGGCGTTCAACAGATGGACTCACTAGCGGCTCGCGAGTGTCACTTGGTTTCACAATCAACGGAACCCAGCGTGTACTTGCGTTGTGTGCCAGGATAGTAGCAGGCACTCCCGACTTGTGCGCAGCAATCAACTGGATCGAAGTATAATGAACATCGGACGATTAGAACGGCAGGCGAACCGTATGCTTCGCCGACACAGCGACGAGTTGCAGCCGGAAGAGAAGCTCGCCCTTGAGCGAGCACTCCACGAACCTGAACTCATGTCAAAGTGGTGCGACAAGATCAACGGCGTGTGTAAAGGCGAACCAGACAACACACCAGAGTATCGCTTGTATGGCGCGAATGGTGAGTTCGTCGATAAGCTCTGGGCTTGGTTCAAAGAGAACTGGCCCACCATCCTGAAACTCTTACTCAGCCTCGTTGTGCTGCTCTGAGGAATCAATGCAAGTACGCAACCCATATAGTGGAACGACCCCGCTTCAATGCCTCTGCATTACTACCACCGGCGAGAAGTTCAACATGTCGTGCATCTCGAAGCCTTTGGTCGAGGTGCGAGACGACGTGACTGAGATGATCGTGAAGTGGGAAGGCCCTGGCTACAACCACTCTAAGGTGTGGACCTTAGCCAAGGGCTGGTTGGAAGTGGCCGAATACCAAGAGCGGAAACGCTTCGAGGAAGAGAAAGCCAAGTTTGAAGAACAGCGCGTCCGCAGCAGGCGGAAGCCTCAGAAAGAAACCCATGAAAACGATTCGCCTCCCTCAGACAACCTCCGAACTGATCCATCTTGAGTGCTTCCGTGAAGACGGCAGCTCGTATTGCATCGAGACAAAGCGGTGTAACTTCGTCACCGTCGAGGACAACGTCATCGACCTTGTAGTTACTGAACTTGCTGCCTCGAAGCGCCAACTGCGCATGTCGCGCGGGTGGGAGATGGAAGGGCGACGACTCGCACTCAAACAATCGGTTAGCTTCGTGCTCGCATGACTAAAACAATGCTGACGGATTTCGCCGACACTCTGCGTGCAGGCCTTGTGTCTCGCACGCTCAACGTCGCCAGCCGGTGGGTAGAACGCCGACGGGTGATGGGCGAGCCGTTCCCTGGGTTTTATTCATTCAAGTATCATCCGTGGTGCCGCGAAGTCACCGACTGCAACGCAAGCTACGTGTCCGTGATGAAGGCCGCGCAGCTTGGTCTGACAGAAGTAGCAATCAATAGAGCGTTCCACACAGTGGACGTACTGAAGCGTGACGTGTTGTACGTCCTCCCGACGGCCATCAACGCAAGCGACTTCAGCAAGAGCCGGTTCAACACGGCTCTCACACACTCCGAGTATCTGAAGGAACTATTCACCGACACAAACACAGTCGGCCTAAAGCAAGCCGGTGGCGTGAACCTGTACATTCGTGGTTCGCGTGGTGACAGTAACTTGAAGTCCATTCCGGTGTCCGTCCTCATTCTGGACGAAGCCGACGAAATGGATCAGAAGCAGATTTGGCTCGCGTTAGAGCGTTTGTCAGGTCAGGTACACAAGCACGTCTTCTCGCTATCAACGCCCACGGTGCCACAGTTTGGCATCCACAAGCTGTACCTGCAAGGCACGCAAGAGCACTACTACTTTAAGTGCCCTCGTTGCAGCCGCCGGACAGAGTTCATCTGGCCTGATTGCGTAGAGGTGTGTGGTGAGTCGATCACTGACCCCGACGTGGCCAAGTCTTACTTGAAGTGCAAAGAGTGCAAGGGACGTATAGAACACGCAGAGAAACCAGAATTCCTCGCCGGTGCGGAGTGGGATGCAACGGTTCGCGTGTCGGCAGACCACCGCAGCTTTTACATCAATCAGCTTTACAGCTACACTGTTACGCCAGCCGACCTCGCGTTGGCTTACTTCCGAGGGTTGGGCGACGAGGCCGCGATGGTCGAGTTCAACAACTCGAAGCAAGGCCTCCCGTATATCCCCGATGGCGGTCAGGTCACCGACAGTGAGATTGAAGAGTCCATTCGCCGTCATTCAAAGCGAGATGCACGCCCGCGAGTGGGCAATCGCATGATCGTGATGGGTGTCGACCAAGGTAAATGGAACCACGTTGTGGTGGCAGAGTATTTTGCCAAGGGTGATGTAAGGGCACGCGACATTAACGCCATGACACTCGGGCGAGTGTTGTGGGAAGGTAAGATTCCTGGCGACAGGTTTGAAGACCTCGACCTGATGATGCGTGAGTGGCAGGTGATGGCCTGCGTGATTGACGCTGACCCACAGATCAATGATGCACGTCGATTCGCACGTCGATTCCCAGGGTACGTTTACTTGTGCCGGTATCGGCGAGGCGTGACTGGCAAGGAACTGCAAATCAGTGAAGCGGAAGATGGCGCGCCAATCGTTACGGTAGACCGTACGAACTGGTTAGATGCGTCTCTCGGCCGCTTCCACACTAGCCGGTTGGAGCTTCCGGCAGACTTGTCGCTTGAATTTCGCGACCACATCAAGGCGATGATTCGGACATACGAGAAGGACGACGTAGGTAACCCGAAAGCTGTCTACCTTAACACCGGGCCTGACCACTTCGCGCATGCGTTGAACTACGCAGAGATCGCGTTGAAGCTGGCCTCCGGTATCGTGGCTGGTGAGGATGTAACCGAAAAGGTATTGTAATGACGACAGTTCAACGATTCATAGACATTCGGCATCCCATGTACATCAGTGACATGGCGTACTGGGATTCGTGGCGGGAGTGCTACGAGGGCGGGCCTGATTACGTTACGAATAATCTGCGTCAGTTCAGCGAGCGCGAGTCGACTCAGGATTTTGCGTCTCGCAAGTTCTTCACGCCGATCCCGAGCTTCGCAAGCTCGGCTGTGAACGACATTCGCAATGCGATTTTTCAACGGCTGCGTGACGTGACCCGTCGCGACGGCAGCAGTACGTATATGCGCGCGTCGGCTGGTGAGGTCGGAGGCGTCGACAACAAAGGCTCGTCGATGCAGCACTTCGTGGGTATCACGGTGCTGACCGAGCTGCTTGTCATGGGTCGCGTTGGTGTTTACGTCGACATGCCCAAGCTCAGCGGCGCGACGCTGGCTGACGTTGGCAGTGCCCGCCCTTACGTGTATCACTATCCAGTGGAAGACATTCTCGCCTGGACGGCCTTGAAGCCTGAGGCCCCCGGCGAATTTCAAGCGGTGCTCCTGCGAGATCGTGGCGTCGACTTCAACACAAGCATCATGCCCGGCATTCAGATGCCATGCGGCACGTTCACTCGATACCGCTTCATGTGGCTCGACCCGATGTTCGGCAACGTGAAGATGCGAGTCTACAACGAAGACTACACGCAGATCGACCTGGATGGCAATGTCACGTACGAAGACTACAATCTTGAACTGACTCGCATCCCGTTCACAATGGTGAACATCGGCGGCAGCTTGCTGAAGAACGTGTACAAGCACCAAGTGGCTTTGCTGAACCTAGGTTCCAGCGACGTTGCTTACGCCTTGAAAGCGAACTTCCCGTTCTACACAGAGCAACGCGACGTGCGGGCGAGTGGTGCCCACTTGCGTCAGTACGTCGACGACAGCGGAACATCAGAGCCTTCGGACAGCACCAAGCCCGGCAGTGAAGCTCGCGTCGGTGTTACGCACGGTCGAATCTACGACCTGCAAGCTGACCGACCTGACTTCATCCACCCGTCGCCAGAGCCGTTGATGGCGTCCATCAAGCTGCAAGAGAAGCTCGAAGACGACATTCGCAAGCTGGTGAACCTGGAAGTACAGAACAAGATGGGTGCCAAGGCCGTGTCGGCCGAGGCCATGAAAATGTCAGACCAAGGCCTTGAGGCTGGGTTGTCTTACATCGGCCTTGTGCTGGAAGGCGCTGAGCGATCCATCGCCACGTTCTGGGCCTCCTACGAGAACAAAGACCCGCTCAAGCAACAAGTCGCCACAGTCAAGTATCCTGACCGATACAGTCTGAAGGACGACACCGACCGCATCAAAGAGGCCTCGGACCTCGCCGACTTGATGTACTCTGTCCCCGGACAGACGGTAAAGCGTGAGCTGGCGAAGAACATTGTCACCACCCTGTTGTCTGGACGCATTAGTGTTGAACGCCTGAACGAAATCTTCACCGAGATCGACACGGCCAAGTACACTACTAGCATCCCGGACATTATCATAAACGCCCATGAGCA